TTAGATACCAATTCAGGAACCAATGCCGGCAACATTACTTTAACAGATGGGGCAGATGGAGATATTACTTTCACCAATAATGGTAGTGGAAATGTTGTCTTTAACGATGCTGCTTATAATCCTGAAACAAGTTTAACAGACGCTGCAACCATTACATGGGATGTACAAGCAATGCCTATAACCAAGGTTACATTAACCGATAACAGAATTTTAGCGGCACCGACTAATGGGGCAGCAGGTCAATTTATTTCCTTATTAATTATTCAAGACGGAACAGGAAGCAGGACTTTAACATGGAATGCAGTGTTCGAATTCCCTTCTGAAACAGCACCAACTTTAACGACTACAGCGGATCTTGCAGATTTGTTTGTATTCAGATATCATAATTCAAAATGGCTACAAGTAGGATCTACTTTAGCCTTAACGGTGGCATAATATGTTTGTATTAGTAGAAAACAATTCAATAACGAAACAACTAAATACCAGTCGAGGTATTACCCTTGGCGAAAATCAATATCCTCGATCCATTTATAATTTATGGTCAACCGCTGAAAGAGAAGCGATTGGCATTTATGAAGTGGTTTGGGATAATTCAAACCAGAAGAATTCAGAATATTATAACAACACCAATCAATCCTTTAATTTTGCAGATGGAGTAGTCACCGCTTCTTTTGGAAGCGCGACAGCAAAGTCTTTAGATGATGTAGCTGCAGAGGGAAGTATTATTAAAGGTTTAAAAACTCAAAAGAAAGACTTTATTAAAAATCAGGCGAGTGCGTTCTTAACTCCTACAGACTGGCATGTGGTAAAAGCAACCGAAGTAGAAAGCTATTCCGTTCCAGCAGAAATGACAACCTATAGAGCGGCAGTTAGAACTGCCTCAAATGATATGGAAGCTCTTGTAGATGCTTGTAACACTGTTGATGAACTTGCATCTTTGTATCAACATACAAATATCGGCGTGGTTACAGAAGAAAATCCAGACTTGAAAAGACCGCTAGGCGAGTGGCCTGAGGAGGTTTAATGCCTCTAGTCTTAGGTGGATCAGCAGTAGTAACACCCCCTTATTCAATAGACAATTCCTGTCGGTTTAATGATGGGGATAGTCCAAGAATGCAAAAAACATTTGTAGCAGGAGACCAAGATAAATGGACATTCTCTTGTTGGATTAAAAAAGCTGCAGTAGCATTAGACATGTATCTGTTGGCATGTTTTGATGATACTTCAAATTATACTAGTCTTTATTTTGAAGCTCCCAGTGGCAACCTATCTTTTACAAATAGTATTTCTGGTACTTATGTAGCTAAATTAGCTACTAGTAGCGTTTTGAGAGACCCTTCAGCTTGGTATAATATCGTAGCAGTTTACGATAGTGGTAATGTTACAGCAGGAGACCGAATGCGTCTTTATGTGAACGGAACTGAAGAAACTGCTTTTTCAACTGACACTAATCCTGCTCTAAACGAAGATAGTATAGGTAATAAACTTGATGCTAAGTGTATAATAGGTAATAAAGGAGAAGGAATAGGTGGTACTTATCTTGACGGTTATATGGCAGAAGCTGTTTTCTTAGATGGAACAGCAGCCGAACCAACTTCATTTGGAGAATTTGATTCTGATTCTCCTACGATATGGAAACCGATAGATGTTTCAGGATTAACATTCGGTACAAACGGATTTTATTTAGACTTTAAGGATTCTGCAAACCTTGGCAACGATGCCAATGGCGGAACAGATTTTACTGTAACTAATCTAGTCGCAGCAGATCAATCTCAAGATTCACCGACGAATAATTTTTGTACATTAAATCCATTAGATAATTATGGTGACATAGGCTCGCCTGGAGTCTGGAGTATAATTTCCAATGGGAATAATTCATGGACGACTGCAATTTCAAATCATATTTATGTTGTAGGTACTACGTCTCTCGCAGCAGGACTTTGGTATTGGGAAATTAAAACAATCGTTGCAGGTGGGTTCTGGGGTATGGGAATTGGAGTGAGTGATAGAGGAGAGAAACAATCTAGTGAAGGTCTAGGTGGATTTCAAGCTCAGTATCGTTATTGGAGTTATGATGGACATCTGAAATATAATATTACGGGTAGTAGTGTGGATATCAGTTATGGCGATACTTGGGCCGCTGATGATATTATTGGAGTTTATGTGGACTTGAATGCAGGGAAACTTTATTTTGCAAAAAATGATGTAATGCAAAACAGTGGAACTGGAATTGCTATCTCGGTAGCGGACACTCAAAGTGGATTTTACAGGCCAGCAGTAGCAGATGTGGATGCAACCGTTACACTGGAGTGTAATTTCGGCAATGGTTGTTTTGGTAATACAGTAGTAACTTCAGCAGTAGCAGATACTAATGGCTATGGTTTGTTTGAATACGACCCAAGTAGAGGCGGAGGTTCTGATTTTGATGGCTCGGCAAAAGATTTCTTGGCTGTCTGTACAAAAAATTTAGGAAGCGATGGAGGTTAAATGGCAGTTTATACAGCAATAGACAGTGCAAGTAGTTTTTTTAATCCGGTTCTTTATACCGGGACAGGAAGTTCTTTAGCTGTAACAGGCGCTGGATTCCAACCTGATTTTACCTGGATTAAAAATAGAGATGCCGCTGATTTCCATGTTTTAACTGATGCCGTTAGAGGAGCCACTAAATATGTACAGTCTAATACGGATGCTGCGGAAGTAACAAACGCAGAATCTCTTAAAAGTTTTGATTCAGATGGGTTTACAGCTGGAACACAGGCAGAAGTTAATACCAATACAGAAGATTTTGCTTCTTGGAACTGGAAAGCTGGAACGACAACAGGAATAGCGGGTTCACCTTCTATAACTCCAACAGCTTATTCATTTAATCAGACAGCAGGATTTTCTATAATTACATATTTAGCCACAGGATCTAATGCAACTCTACCACATGGGTTAGGAGTAGCTCCAAAATGGATATTTATTAAATCCCTAAATGATACCTATCAGTTTGCTACATATCATGTAGGAACAGATAGGGCAGCACCAGAAGATTATTATATGGCTATGAATACAACTGCTGCCAGAGTCGATGCCGCTGATTATTGGAATGATACAGCACCAACTTCAACTTTATTTTCTATAGGAACCGATAATGTTGTGAATAATCCAGGGTCTATAAACTATGTCGCTTACTGCTTTGCAAATGTAGTGGGTTATTCAAACATGGGATCATACTTTGGAAATGGAAATGTCAAGGGCCCATATGTTTACACAGGATTTCGCCCAGCATTCATAATAGCTAAAAAAACAAGTGATACTGGGAATTGGTTTTTGTGGGATGCCAAAAGATTAGGATATAATGCAAATAATAACTATCTAATGCCTAGCACTACAGGAGCAGAATCTGCTGCTACTAATATTGATATATTATCAAATGGCTTTAAAATCAGAAGTACAGACACTGAATTAAATGCTGCAAGTGCAGATTATATCTACATGGCATTTGCAGAAGCACCTTTCGTCAATTCTTCAGGCGTTCCAGTTAACGCTCGTTAAAGAAGTCACCGAGAAAGAGTTGATCTACAACAAAATCTAGTATAATTTGTCCTAAAATGGATTTCTATGCTACAAAAACTAGGCTTTTTACCCGGCTTTAATAAACAAGTCACTGCCACCGGTGCCGAAGGGCAATGGACAGGTGGTGATAACGTACGTTTTAGATATGGTACCCCTGAAAAACTGGGGGGTTGGGACCAGCTAGGAGAAGATAAACTGACCGGTGCCGGGCGAGCCCTTCACCATTTTGATGACAATGCTGGGATTAAATACGCAGCGATAGGTACAAACAGAATTTTATATGTTTATTCAGGGGGAGTTTATCATGATATCCACCCTATCAACAACACTATTACCGGCTGCGATTTTTCTACAACGGATACAGAAGCAACAGTTACAATAACTTTTCCTTCTTCTCATGGAATGAGTGAAGATGATATTGTTCTCTTAGATACAGTCACCGCGCCTCCGGGTTCAGGCTTCGTCGATGCAGATTTTGAAGATAAAAA